CACACGAGCCCTTTCGAGATGTGCAAAGTGAAGTTCAACATTAAGATGCCCATCTTTGTGATGCGGCAGTATATCCGCCACCGCATGCAGAATGTGAACGAGGTGAGCGCACGGTATAGCGAGCTGCCGGCGGAGTTCTTTATTCCCGCGCAGTGGCGCCGGCAGGATACGAAGAACAAGCAGGGCAGTGTGGAGGAGAAGGACTGGAATCCAGGCATAGGTGTGCATTGTGGGGAGGCAAACGACACGGCGTCAGAAGCAGTGAGTTCGTTCTATCAGTCCGCTTACATACTCTATAAGCAATTACTCGCTGCCGACATCGCCCGCGAGCAGGCCCGCATCGTCCTGCCAGTGGGTATCTACACTGAGTTCTACTCCTGCTGGGACCTGAACAACCTGCTCAAATACTTCGCGTTGAGAGACGACCCCCACGCCCAAGGCGAACATCAGGATTATGCCAAGGCGATGAAGCAGATTGTGCAAGTGTTATTCCCCTGGACGATGGAAGTGTATAACAACACCAAGTGGGTGTTAGATGAGGATTGAGATGAGTCTTCCCTCCTTATCTGCGGATATTGCCCGCCGTGTTCCGGAGATGGCTAAGGACTCACCTATCAACAACGCCTTACTTATTGAGGATTTGATAAGGAAATGGATGGAAGCTAACTCCCTCAAGCGGGTGCGGGAAGCGGCTGGGGTAGATACGGAGTGGCCGGTGTGGGACATTATAGACCAGTTAATACTTGCTGGTGAACATCTATTGCATGACCACGATTGCGACCACGAGGGTCACGAGGCTTGGTCTTGGGCGGTGAAGATTGCTAAGACGCAGAAGGACGCCATCCAACAGGCACTGACCGATGTGAATTTTGCGGGAGCCATGGGACCCGAAAATGAATTCCCCAGGGAGCGGCAACCACTGCCTGCGATTGGCTCTCGCATTCGCTTCTGTAAAACACTTATCGGGCAGGCGAACGGGGATCACCCCGATATCCTGTATGCTTCTAGGGGTGAGCTGGGGACGGTTACCGGGATAGGATGCAAGGAGGGATACATGGTGAGAACCGACAGCCATAAGACGGACTTTGGCGCCGTGTTCCGGGAGGAGTTTGAAATCATATGACATTAAATGAACATCTGCTGATGTGCTTGGCGGAGGAGGGGTCGGAAGTCACCCAAGCAGTTTCCAAGTCGCTCCGCTTCGGACTAGAGGACCGCAATGTGCTGGACCCTCTGGGACCCAACAATCGTGAGCGCCTTGTGTTGGAACTCAACGACCTCCTGGGCGTGGCGGCACTACTCGTGGAGGTGGGAGTTCTCCCCGCAGACTGGGCGTGCCCGGAAAAGCAGTTGTGCAAAGCGGAGAAGAGCCTTAAGTTCCTGGCCTATGCACAAAAGCAATGCCAAGGCGTCCTACAGAGATAAGGCTAAGGGCGCCGGCTTACTGGGTATTGTGGCGCTGACAAGCTTCCTCGCCATCAAGGTTTTGATGCTCCCCGCGGGAGGACAGACCTCGAGTGTCGTCACGGTTTCGTGGATCACCCCGACCAACGGCTCCGTGGTTTCCGGCAATGTGCTTCTAGCGGTGCGGGCGACGAGCACAGTGGCGCCCATCGTGAAAGTTGAGTTCTTCCGGGACGACATACTAATAGGCACTTGGACGAATACTTTATCCCCTCCCAGTATCTTGCGGACCAACTGATAATAGTATTGCGCACGGGCAACCGTCAAAAGCCGTGGCCGCAAAAAACGGAAGATACGACTCTCGTGGGTCCGGAATCGATACGGTGTCGAGTCAAACCCACATCTAGATTGGCCTGCTAGTGAATGACGGTTGCCTCCCCTCCTTCCTCCTGTTAGCGTAGGACATTATGAAAATGCCAGGACTTATCAGGAATGCTATACTTTCACGCGCCGCCTGGCTGTCGAAGCTGATGGACCCGCGGCGAAACATCGAACAGGAATGTGGCCACCCCGATTCCATTACGGTGGAAGAATACAAGAAGATGTTCATACGCGGGGACGTGGCGGCCCGTGTGGTTTCCTTGTTCCCGGAGGAGACGTGGTGCGATGACCCGGAGATCTACGAAACGGAGGACGAGACGGAGACCGAGTTCGAAACCGCGTGGAAAGTCCTCACCCAAAAACACCCTCTCTTCACTTACCTTCAGCGGGCCGACACCCTCAGCGGCATAGGTCATTTCGGCGTCATCTTGTTAGGGGTCGGGGACGGGCAGCCGTTGGAGACTCCTATTGCTGGGATTGACGAGGCGGGGAAGATGATTGGCGCTCCCGAGTGCGAGCTGCTTTACCTCCGCCCCTTCGACGAGTCGCTTGTGCAGATCAGGGACGTTCAGCGGGACCCCTCTAACCCGCGCTATGGCCAGCCAACCTCTTACAACGTCACTTTCTCTGACATCGTCAACGGAATCACCTCCACTCCTGTTATCACGTCTATGTTTGGCGTCCACTGGAGCCGGGTGATTCACATTGCCGACAACCGCACCAACTCGGAGATCTACGGGTCGCCCCGCATGGAGCGAGTATTGAACCGGCTGCTGGACTTGCGGAAGATTGCGGGCGGGTCCGGAGAGATGTTTTGGAAAGGCGGCTTTCCGGGTATCAGCTTGGAGTCGCATCCCTCCATCCAGGAGGAAGTGGAGTTTGACAAGGAGGCCACGAAGGAACAGATGGAAGCCTACATGAACGGGCTCCAGCGATACATCGCTACCGTGGGAATGACCGCGAACAGTCTCTCCGTGCAAGTCGCGGACCCCACACCGCATGTCGACCTCCAGCTGCGATTGATTGCAACGGCGATGGGCGTTCCGTGGCGGGTGTTTATCGGCAGCGAGGCTGCTCAGCTTGCCAGCGAGCAGGATAGTCGCTCCTGGAACAAACGTATCAACCGCCGCCGGATGGATTACATTAATCCCTTCGTGCTTCGCCCGCTGATTGACCGCCTCATTGCGATTGGTGTCTTGCCCGCGCCTGCGGAGGAGGGATACCAAATCGATTGGCAGGACATGAACAGTCTCAGCGATATTGACAAGGCGTCCGTCGCGGAGAAGGAGTCCAACGCCCTCGCGAAATATGTTCAAGGCGGAGTCGATGCCCTGATACCTCCCTTCCACTACTTGACGCTCGTGTTGGGCAAGACGGAGGAGGAGGCGGATTCAATTATTTCTGCTGCGGAGGACCAGTCGAAGATGGTGGACGGTGCTTTGGCTCCGCCCGAGCCGACCCCGGTGCAAGTCGTCGCGGGTCCCAATGGCAAGACACCGGTCGGGCTTCCGGCCGGCAAGGTGCCCGCGGGACTGCCGGCGCCTAAAGCCAGGGGAGGTTTTTAACTGCTCTCTCGCTATGTTGTCACGCTTCCACGCCCAAACGCCCCGGGTGGGCTGTCGGGACGCTGAGAAAGGGCATTGCGGATTGACTCACAACCACGCCGGGGTCCTTGTCCACAACGCCAATCCTATTAAGTTCGACCCCACGCGAACTGTCATGCTCCGCAAACGGTTCATGGCGGAGATGCGGCGGCGGTTCAACCGGCTGATCGGGCACGTCTACGATTTCATGGTCACTAAGGACGCCTTGGGACTGGAAGCGAAGCAGTCGCATATCTTGTTTGTGAAGCTGGACGCCCAGCCGCGCCAATATCAATTCCAGACAGACGCCCAGAAGCTTTCCTCCTTTCAGGATTGGTTTCGGCAGCAAGTGGACGCTTCCCTCTTCTCGCCCTCTCCCGGCACGCCGGCCGGGACGCCTTGGACCACTACTTATGTCGAGTCGGCTTACAAGCGTGGGATGATTAACTCCTACCTCGCCTCCAAGCAAGGCCAGCTAGACTTGCCCGGGGGAGGAAACGACATCACCCAAGAGCAGTTCTTGCAGAGTTCTTTCAACCAGCCCGAAACGATGTCCAAGGTTCAGCTGCTCGGCACGCGGGCCTGGGAGGGGATGAAGGGAATCTCCTCCACGATGGGAAGCCAGATGAATCAAATCCTGTCCGCGGGAATGATTGACGGCAGCGGAGCGATGGCGATTGCCAAGGAAATGTCGGACAGCATTGAAGGACTGGCGAACAGTAGGGCGATGACGATTGCACGGACGGAGATAATCCACGCCCATGCGGAAGGGCAGCTGGACGCCTTTGGCAAGCTGGGCGTCGAAGAGTTAGGGATTAAAGCGGAGTGGAGCACGGCAGGAGACGACCGCGTCTGTGAAGAATGCTCCGGATACGAAGGGCAGATCTTTTCTGTGGAGGAAGCCCACGGCCTTATTCCCCTCCATCCCAATTGCCGGTGCGCCTGGATACCTTACGAGCCCGACACGGCCAAGGAACAGGCCGCGGCCGGCATCGCGGCAGCGGGCGACCTAACCGACGCGGCCATCGCAGAAGCGGACGTGCTCGCTTCCACCCTCTCCCGCCCGGAACTAGAAGCAGGATTGAAAGCGGCCCGTGCGGCTTTCAACACGGCAAAGAAGGCGGGTATCCCGGGCGAAGAACTCAAGGCCCTGGAGCGGGAAGTGTGGCGGAGCAACCGGGCCCTTTGGAAGTTCAAGCAAGGGCTCGCTCCC